AACCTCTACGATAGATTAGCTTCTAGATATACAAAAGCTTTAGCAAGATCTATGAGTAATGCTAAACAAGTAAAAGCTGTCGAGCCTCTAATTCAAGGTCTTCCGACTACGGATGGTTTTGATTCAGGTGACGGTGTATCTTTATTTAATACATCACACCCAACAGTGGCTGGAACTTTTCAAAACACATTATCTACTCAAGCAGACCTTAACGAAACTTCGTTAGAGCAATCTTTGATCGACATCGGTCAAATGACTGACGAAAGAGGTTTGAGAGTTGCAGCAAGAGGAGTAAAAATGATTATTCCTTCTGAGCTTCAGTTTACTGCTGAAAGACTTATGAAGTCTCAAGGTAGAACTGGAACAGCTGATAATGATATCAACGCAATCGCGTCTATGGGTATGATTCCTCAAGGATACAGAGTGAACAATTACCTAACTGACACTGATGCGTTTTACATCATTACAGACATTCCTAATGGAATGAAAATGTTCAACAGAGCTCCATTGACAACTGCAATGGAAGGTGATTTTGATACTGGAAACGTTAGATACAAAGCTAGAGAAAGATACTCATTTGGAGTATCAGACCCTAGAGGTATCTTCGGCGTTGAAGGTGTGTAATCAATAAAATTTATGAGGCGGCCTTAAAACCGCCTCATTTACAAAATAAACGGTGAGATTCATGAAAAATTTTTTAGTAAATATTTGGGCGTATAATCATTATACAAAATTTAAAGTATTATCTGAAGATAATGCAGAATCATTAGAAAATGCAATCCTTGACAAACTTGGAGAAAAGAGTATAAAGTGGGAAGATCTTGGAATATCTTATGATGACAAGATTAATAGAATAACCTATGAGGAGGTTATAGATGATACAAGACCTATACAAACAAAAAAGGTCCTTGGAGTTGAAGTGGGAACAAGAGCATCTGTCTAATGGTAGATACACTCTTGATATGGTCAGAATTGATGACAAAATTAAAGGTGTCATCACAAAGATCAAGCTAGAAGAAGCAGCTATTGCCCACAAGCAAAACACTATTGAAGGTGCGGCTCCACAAGTTTCAGTAGCTACTTAATAAAAAGCTACATCGTTGAATAAATTCAATTCACATCGTAGGCTCTCTTGCACTCTACTAAAATGTAGTATATAGTTTCATCACTATACAATTAATTAGAACATAGACCCGTATAGTGGACGGCCTAGAGACTATGTTCATAAAACTAGGAGGATATAATTATGGCTTCAACAACGTTTAACGGACCAGTCCGTTCGGAAAAAGGTTTCCAAGTTGCAACTAAAAATGCAACTACGGGAGCAGTGACAACTAGAATGAGTTCAGGTATGCCTGACTTAACTGGTTTATCAATCGCAGATGTAGCAACAGCTACTAGTATTACTTTAGCAGATAATACTATTTCTGTAATAGACTACACAGGTGCAGCGGCTGCAACTTGTACTTTACCTGCAGCAGCGCAAGGTTCAGTAGTAGTTTATTGTCAAGCAAAAGATACTACAGGTGGAACAGCTACATTAGTTTTTGATGCAGCAGGTTCTGATGTTTGGGCAACTGGTTCAGTAATTGAATCAAGAGGTTCATCCGAAGTGACTTTTGATACTTCAGCAGCAGGTGAAACTAAATTAACTTTCACACCAGCTAACGCAGCAACAAACTTGCTAACTACTGGTGGAAAAATTGCTTTCATTTGTTATGAAAAAGGCACATGGCATATTGCAACACAACTAGCAGCAGAGACTACACAGACTACTGGTGCATTTGTATTTGCAGCATAATAAATAATTAATGTGGGGCTTCGGCCCCACATATTAATTTTAAGGAGAAAAAATATGGCAACATCAGATCAACAGTTTTCTACAAGAACTTCTGACGGAAGATTTGGTAGAGCGACAGATGCTACAGGTTCATTTATTGGACCAGCTAGAATAACTTATATTCAAGTTGAAGGCGTAGCTAACAGTAATATCAAACTTTATGATGGAACAAGTGATTCTGGAGCTTTAGTATTTGAAGGTAATTGTGGAACTGAAGGGTTAGACATTTATGTACCAGGAAGTGGTATTAGATGTAGAACTGGAGTATATCTAGATTTAACTAACACTACTTCAGTCACTATTGGCTATACTGGCTAGGAGTTTAAATGGCTAACACTACTTCAGGAACTACAACGTTCGACAAAACTTTTTCTATTGAAGAAATAATAGAAGATGCTTTCGAACGTATTGGACTAAATTCTGTAGCAGGTTATCAATTAAAATCTGCTAGAAGATCTCTTAATATTTTATTTCAAGAATGGGGTAATAGAGGTATTCACTATTGGGAAATAGGTTCAACAAATTTAGATCTTATAGAAGGTCAGGCAGATTATGATTTTTTTAGATCAAGTGGTGATGGAACTTCAGCAACAACTACAGATCCAGCTAGCGTGTTTGGAGTATCCGATGTCCTTGAAGCACAATTAAGATCTAATAGAACTCAAACTACACAATCAGATAGTCCTATGACAAAAGTAGATAGATCTACTTATGCAGGTTTTTCTAATAAACTTTCAAAAGGAACACCTAATCAATATTGGGTAGAAAGATTTATTGATAAAGTGACAATACATATTTATCCAACACCAGATTCAACAAATGCATCTAAAGATATGCATTTCTTTTTTGTAAAAAGAATTCAAGATATTGGAGATTACACAAATGCAACAGATGTGCCATTTAGATTTGTACCTTGTATGGTATCAGGACTTGCATATTATCTATCACAAAAATATCAACCACAACTGGTTCAAGTTATGAAACTTGCTTATGAAGATGAATTAGCAAGAGCACTTGCAGAGGATGGTTCAGCTTCAAGTACACACATAACACCAAAAGCTTATTACCCAGGAACATAATGGCAAAGTACGCAACAGGTAAATACGCAAGAGCAATATCAGACAGATCCGGTATGGAGTTCCCATACAAAGAGATGGTAAGAGAATGGAATGGTGCGTTTGTACATGTGTCTGAATTTGAACCAAAGCAACCACAATTAGAACCAAAACCTATGAATGGTGATTCTATATCTTTGCGTCATGTTAGACCTGATAGAACAGAACCAGCCACAACTGTTAGAATACCTAACAATGGTTTTGAAACATATGCTGCAGGATCTGGAGTTATAAATGTTTTTTCGCCTGGACATGGTTTAACAGATAACACAACATATAGATTTAGAGGACCACCAACTACTTCTGCAGGAAGTGGTTTTGTGTATGCTAATCCACAGAGTTTTGATGGAATTACAGGAGCTAATATTGCAAAAGCAGCTGGATATACAATAAGAACAGGTAGATATAAAAGTGATGCTAGAGATGCGTCTAGTGATTACATAACTAGTAATTTTTTCTTTTTTACAGTTGACACAAATACTGCTACAAGTGGTAATATAAAAGGAGGAGGATACGGTTGTTCTGTTGGACCCGTGACTATAGAAGCATGATTAAACATTTTTTAAATTGGATAAAAGGTTTATTTACACCTAAACTAAAATTAAAAGAAGAGATTACAAAAGGTTTTTGTGATGAACACAATAAATACAAACATCGTTGTCCTAAATGTAGAGAATTAGCAGGAGTAGTATAATGGCTGGATTAAGTGCATCAGGATTAAAAACACAAATTAGAAGTTATACTGAAACAGATTCAAATGTGTTATCAGATTCTGTTTTAGAAAATATAATTTTAAATGCACAATATAGAATTTTTAGAGATGTACCAATTGATGCTGATAGAAAACAACAAACTGGAGATCTCGTTGTAGGTCAAGAAACAATTAATGCTCCAGCAGGAGCAGTTTTTGTTAGGGGTATACAGGTTTATGATTCAACATCAGCTACAACTGGTGCCAATGTTTGGTTAGAAAAGAAAGATGTCACGTATCTTCAAGAATATATCTCATCAACAGAGTCAGCGAAAAGAGGACAACCAAAATATTATGCTATGTTTGGAGGAGCCACAGGAGAATCTGACACCACATCTGGAAGAATGATGTTTGCTCCAGTTCCTGATGCAACTTATAAATTTAGAGTGCATTACAATGCAGCTCCTGCTTTATTAGAAAATAACGATACTAATTACATTAGTCTTAATTTTCCAAATGGTCTACTATATTGCTGTTTATCAGAGGCATATGGATTTTTAAAAGGCCCGATAGACATGTTGACACTATACGAAAATAAGTATAAACAAGAGGTACAGAAGTTTGCTAACGAGCAAGTTGGTAGAAGACGAAGAGACGACTACACAGACGGAGCAGTTAGAATACCAGTGAACTCGGCAAACCCATAGGAGATAAATTATGGCAATATCATCGGCGATTTGTACAAGTTTTAAACAAGAAATTTTGGTGGGTACACACAATTTTACTGCATCTAGTGGTAATACTTTTAAAATAGCTTTATACACAAGTGATGCATCTTTAGGTGCAGGCACAACTGCTTACTCGACTTCAAATGAAATTTCAAATACATCTGGATCTGCATATACTGCAGGTGGTGCAACTCTTACAAGTTCTACACCAACAACTTCTGGAACAACTGCTATTTGTGACTTTGCAGATGTAAGTTATACTTCTGCTTCTTTTACAGCAAATGGTGCATTAATTTATAACGACACACAATCTGACAAAGCTGTTGCTGTTATTGCTTTCGGTGGTGACAAAACAGTTTCTTCTGGAACTTTTACAATTCAATTTCCAACAGCAGACGCAAGCAACGCTATAATCCGTATAGCATAGGAGGGTCACCGTGCCCGACATAACTTCAGGATGGGGCAGACTCACTTGGGATCAGTCTCAATGGGGAGGTTCTACACTTTTAACAACAGGATGGGGTGCTGAAGACTGGAACAATGGTTCTTGGGGTCAAATTAATGATGAAATAGTTTTTCCAACAGGAGTTTCTGCAACTGTATCTGTGGGTGATGCAGTAGCATATTCAGCTCAAGGTTGGGGTAGAGATAGTTGGAGCAGTGAGCCGTGGGGCGAAAGTTTTGACCCAGTTATTTCAGTGACAGGTTTTGGTCTTACAGCTTCACTCGGTACAACTACAGAATCTAATCAAACAGGTTGGGGAAGATTATCTTGGAATCAAGCAGATTGGGGAGAAGGAGCAGATGAAACTGTATCTTTAACTGGTTTAGAAGCAACTGCTTCACCAGGATCTATTAATATAGAAGTTGTTTATTTATTAGAGATGATTGGTGCTAATCACTCCATGACAACCAGTGTTGGTAGTCCACAAATTGATGGTGAAATAGGTGTACCATTAACAGGTGTATCTTCAACTTTTGCTACACCGACAATGTCTTATGTTGGGACTTTGGTTGGTTGGGGTAGAGAGGGTTGGAGTGAATTAAGTTGGGGTGAATCTCCTAATCAAGTTATTCCTTTAGTAGGTCAAGAAATAACATCTACTGTAAATGCACCTACTTTAGAATTTGCATATGAATTATCTGGTCAAGAAGCTACAACAAGTGTTGGAAGTTTAAGTTTTGTAATTAGTCCAACAATTAGTCTTGATGGACAATCAGCAACTACAAATGTAGGAGATTTAGGTTTAGCTTTTGGAGTAAGTACAGAACCGATAACAGGTATAGCGGCAACATCTGGTTTAGGTACTTTAGGATTAGAATTTGGACCAAGTGAAATTACAGGTGTATCTGCAACAGTATCTGTTGGAGAACTTACAACAGGATCTATTGAATTAATAAATATAACGGGTGTATCTGCAACATCTTCTGTAGGGTCTATTTTACCAGCAGATGTAGTAGGTTTAACAGGTGTTTCTGCAACATCGGCTGTAGGGTCCATTACACCAGTAGATGTAGTACAGGGTTTAACAACAGTAGAAATTACATCAAGTACAGGAATATTAGGAATACAAGCTTACAGAAATATTGACACTGGTTCAAATACATCGTATACAGGTGTTTCAACAGGATCAAATGATACGTATTCTGATGTTGCAACTGGAAGCAATACTTCTTATAGTAATGTTTCAACAGGATCAAATGATACGTATTCTGATGTTGCAACTGGATCAAATACAAGTTATACTGACGCTGCATAGGAGATAAAATATGGCATCAACATACACCCCATTAGGGATAGAACTTCAGGCAACTGGTGAAAATGCTGGTACATGGGGTACAAAAACAAATACTAATTTACAAATTATAGAACAAATTTCAGGTGGTTATTCTGCACAATCAATAGCAGGTGGTGCACAAACTACAGCTTTATCTGTTTCTGATGGATCAACAGGAGCTGTGATGTCTCACAGGATGATTGAA